ATATTCTCAAGAAGTCTGGTGCTAAGAAGATCAACGGTATCATGGATAAGGATGGAGTCAAGACTCTCAAGGCTAAGAGCCGAGTGCATGTCGAGCAGGGCAAGTTTCCTTGCGTTGACTCTGCTGCTCAGGAGACTGACGCAGTACCCTTTGGTGGAGACAAGGTTCGTTTGAAGCTTGCCCCTGCGGTTGTCGCCCGTGATAACAGTCTCTCAGTCTATCTCAATGGCATTCAGATTGTTGAGAAGAATGCCAACAATACCACAGGTGTTAGCACTGGTGGCTTTGGCGCAGTCGATGGTGGCTTTGTCGGGACTCCCGCAAAGAAGGCTACGGTTGCTGAGGTTGAAGAGACTGAGGATGAAGACCTTCCGTTCTGATGGAATGGAAGTTTGATATCAATCCCGTGGCTGCATCAAGACCACGGGTTGGTAAATGGGGTGCTTACTACACAGGTACTTACAAGGAATTCAGGGAGAAAGCAGCAGAGATCGTATGGGATACCATCGGTAAGGACTTTGAGGCTATCGACACTGAGCTTGCTGTGAGTATTGAGTTATATGTAAAGCGTCCCAAATCTACTGAAAGAGAATGGCCGAAGGCAGATATCGACAACTTTGCCAAGGCTGTTCTGGATACCATGAACGGAAAGATCTGGAAGGATGACTCCCAGATAACTTCCCTTCATGTATCCAAGCAGTGGGCTGACAAGGGTGAAGATGGTTACTTCACCTTAGAAGTAAATACCTAAAAGGATTGGGGAGAAATCCCCTTTCCTTTTTTCAAAAGGAGAACAATGTACGAACATATTTCAGTTGAGTTGATCGACAAGATGGGAACAGACAACACCGTTGTCGATGCTGCTAGAGTGTCGTTCAGCAAAGAAGCTGCCAACTACACAGAGGAGCAGAATAGCAAGCTTATCAAGTACTTGGCAAAGCACAATCACTGGAGTCCTTTCGCTCATTGTACTCTGCAATTCAGAATCAAGGCTCCCATCTTTGTTGCCCGACAGCTGCAGAAGCATCAGGTCGGGTTTGCTTGGAACGAGGTGAGCCGCCGCTATGTTGACTACGATCCCACCTTCTGGAATCCCAATGGTAACTGGAGAAAAAAGGCTGAGAACAAGAAGCAGGGATCTATGGATGATCTGGTCGATGATCCTCTGGAGTCTCAGGATGTCTTTGAGGATGCCATGCGTTACTGCATGCTGACCTATAGCCTAATGCTTGCCAACGGTGTATGCCCAGAGCAAGCCCGTGCCGTGCTTCCTCAGTCTATGATGACCGAGTGGTACTGGACGGGATCTCTGTACGGCTTTGCCCGTGTGTGCCAGCTTAGGCTTGATAACCATGCTCAGAACGAATGCCGACAGGTTGCCATGTGTCTCAATGAGGCATGTGCCGAAGCATTCCCGATATCTTGGAAGGCTCTTAATGGAACACTGGATTGAACTGGCTAAGCATATTGCATCGACTGTCGATAGAGACAGGGCGCATATCTCGCTGATCGTCAGAAAGAATAGACTGCTTGCTGTCGGAACCAATAACTGGAAGACGCATCCCAAGACTGCTGAGTATGGGTACATGTATCCATATCTCCACTCTGAGCTGGATGCCTTCCGAAAGATAAAGACACCACAAGATAAGTTGGTTCTTTACAACTTTCGATTCAGTAAAACAGTAGGTAGGTTGGGAATGGCTAAGCCGTGCAAGTTCTGCATGCCTTGGTGTTCTCATGTGTTTGATCGAATCGTTTACTCTAACGAGGAAGGTAAGATTATAAATGCCTGATAGAGATTCAAATGGTGTGGATATTCTTGATCGCTTTTTGACATTCAAGTATCGGTTCATGCAGTTTAGCGTGACCGAGGATGTCTTTAATCAGGTGGTTGAGCATATCCGGGAAGTCCGCAACGAGCGCGACGAGGCGAGGCGGGAATGTTGTAGGCACATGGCGCACGGCGTAATCAGTGCGACAGACTTTGCCAAGTACCTCGACTGGGATTGCTTCAAGGAGGACGGCAAGTGAGCGACAACGACGCACTCCACGCATTGCTGCGGCTACAGAAGAAACTCATCGGACGAGGTAGCGGTGCATCTTGCTGCACGGATGTCAAGATCGTGAGGATCCGTGAGGATTTCAAGACGATCAAGGACACTCTCGCCAACCTTGTAGCCGAGCGCGACGAGGCGAGGCGGATGTATTGCTACGCAATCCCGGAGAATTGCGATGAACACGAAGCAAGAAAGATTGCGTGGGAGCGCGGTTGGGACTGCTTCCCACAGGAGGACGGCAAGTGAGCGAAGAAGAACGCGAATACCTGAACGAAATGATCAGGAGCCTCAACAATCGACTGGTCGATGCTTTGCGTGAGCGTGACGAGGCGAGGAGATATTCTTGCGATCTAGAAGCACGAATCACCATGCTTGAGGAGGATCGTCGTGATACATCAAATAACTTTGGCACGAATCCGTGCTCAGAGATTATTCTGCCAGACTATCCTCTTGCAAGAGATTCTAAAGAGATCGCAAAGCGAAAGGGTTGGGACTGCTTCAAGGACACACCAGTTGTCAAGACTCTGAAAGGCGTAGTTGTTTCCAAAGGAAAGGCACTACCGCCAAAGTTTGAACTTGGAGATGATGACAAATGAGCGAAAAGATTTCGATTGTTAGGCGGTTGCGACTTGAAGCCAATGCGCTTGGCGAGTTTCAGGCTTACGCAAGCCGCGAATACCAAAGATTGTTGCTTGACGCAGCCGACGAGATTGAGCGGCTTGGTAAAGAGCGTGATGAAGCTATACGAGAAGCTGATGAACTACGCCAAGAGTCTTGGGATCATGGGGGATTGCTTGGATACTTTAGGAGACATGGCAATGCCTAAGACAATAACATTACCACGAAATAAGAAATACGATCCTAGTGCTGGTGTCGAGATTACTTGGACTCCCTCTGCTAATCGACTAGATATCAATGGCTGGTATGATCACTTTGTGCATATCGAAGGCGAGTCAATGTCACTAAGTGCTTTCTTCCTACTGCTTGGTATTACCGAGAAGGATTGTAAGAAAGCGTTTGAACCACAGCAAGCAATGGATCGTCTTGCTAAACTAGACGAAGAACTTGAAGCCAACTATAACAATCAAAAGTACAGGGTAACTGACGGTGAGTGACGATCCTCTAGCTCAAGCTGTTCAAGAGTTAGAGTGGGTCACTCACGAAAGAGATCAGGCAAGAAGAGAACTTGTTGCTTATGATGCAATACACTTTAAGCTTTCAGTAGTCGAAGCTGCTAAAGCAAGAGGTTGGGGTTATCTAATAACAAAGGATAGAACACTATGAATGGTAAAGGTAGTAGGTATCGTCCCGTAGACCGTAAGAAGTATGAAGAAAACTACGACAAGATTTTCAAAGCACTTGACAGAATCAACGACAAGTTTGATAAAGCTCTTAAGAAACTAAAAGATGATGAAGACAAAAACCCTAAGCGAACTTGAGGAGATGGTCTATGATCTTGCAGCCCTTAGCTACAAGGTTGGACGCCTTGAGACAGATGGTACATCGACTCAGGCAAAGTATGATAAACTGGTTGAACAGCGTGACAATCTGAGAAATGAGATTGCTGGTGTGTTCAAGTCTATGAGAAACCCATACACCCCGGAACTAGGTTGGGGTAAAGGAAAAGACGAATGATGAACAATTGTGATACAAGCGAGTGGCTGCAGATGAACTTCCCCGTTGGTGGTGGTCCAGAGATTATTGGTGGTGGCGATTGCCAACCATCCAAGCAGCTGTATATGAAGATTGAGTTTCCAACTGAGTCTCCTACTGCTTACTTTATTATCTCCGAGACTCCGCATACTGATGGTTTCCGTACCCGTGAGGATACTCCGGTTGTTGCCTTTAGTATGTCTGATGAGCTGCTCCTAAAGATTGTTCGCACCATTGCAGTAAGCAAGGGTGTTACCTATAACGAAGAGAACTGGTGATGAATGAGTCTGTTCCAAAAGAAAACCGAATGCCCCCGCTGTACATCTAAAGGTGAGGACCGCAGCGGAGACAATCTCGCGGTCTATGATGACCATGTGTATTGTTTCAAGTGTGGATATCACCGTAACACAAAAGGAAAAGAGATGCTAGATGAAACGACTACGATACAGACTAAGGAGTTCAAGCCTATCGCTGGCTCTTACATTGATCTTGAGGATCGTGGTATTACAGAAAAGACTTGCCGACTCTATGGCTATCAGGTAGCCAAGGTTAACGGCAAAGAAGTCCATGTCGCCAACTACTATCAGAATGGCGAGTTACTTGGTCAGCATCTCCGTGGTCCTAACAAGCAGTTTGCTTGGAAGGGATCGGCAAAAGGTGCTGAGCTTTTTGGACAGAACCTATGGAAGAATGGTGGCAAGCGTCTGGTTATCACCGAGGGTGAGATCGACTGCATGACTGTCAATCAGGTACTTGGTGGTACATGGCCTGTTGTATCCATTCCCAATGGAGCGCAGTCTGCTGCCAAGTCTATCCGCGATAACCTTGAGTTCATCAATTCATATGCAGAGGTTGTCCTTTGCTTTGATATGGATGAGCCGGGTATCAAGGCTGCTAATGAGGTGGCTGAGCTATTGCCTCCGGGTAAGTGCAAGATTGCCAAGCTTCCCTACAAGGATGCCAATGAGTGTCTTGTCAATGCCCAGACTAAACAGCTTGTGTCTGCTATCTGGGAAGCACATCAGTACTCTCCGGATGAGATCCTCCACATCTCAAAGATCGTGGATACATCCGAGACAATCACTGCTACGAAGGTTTATCCCTTCCCCTATGATGGCCTCTCCGAGTTTCTCATCGGGCAGCGTGGTGGCGAGATTACCCTATGGGCATCCGGCACAGGCTCAGGCAAGTCTACTATCCTGCGTGAGCTGATGATGCACCACCTTTCCGAAGGTCGCAGCGTAGGCTGCATCATGCTTGAGGAGTCTCCGCAGGAGACAATGGATGACATGATCAGCCTCATGCTTAACAAGCCTGTCCGTGCCATCCGTGCCTGTCGTATGATGAATGACCTCCGTGTGCAGATGGGAAAGAACCCCATCAATATGCAAATGATTGATGATCTTACCGATGAAGAGTACTATACCGCCAAGCGCAAGCTCAGCGAGACTAGCTTCTACATCTATGATCACCTTGGCAATAACGCCATGCAGAATCTGCTTGCTCGTATGGAGTTCATGGCTGTGTCTCTTGGTGTTCAGGTAATCGTGCTTGATCACATCACCGCTGCTGCGGCTGGTCTAATGGGAATGCAGGACAAGGATGTTGAGGGTGGTGGTTCAGAGCGAATCATTATCGACACATTGATGAAGGAACTAAGAGCATTGGCTGTTCGTACAGGTGTCCACATTGATATCGTATCTCAGCTGAAGAAGTCGGAGAAAGCATATGAAGAAGGCGACCGCATTACTCTGCAGGATCTACGAGGCTCCGGTGCTTTGGCTAGTGTACCTAACACAGTCGTTGCCCTTGAGCGTGATCGTCAGAATGCAGACCACAAGATTGCCAATACTACAATTGTTCGCGTACTCAAGAATCGCCTGACAGGTCGGGCGGGTATTGCTGCTACGCTGTTTTATGATCATACTACTGGTCGCCTCAAGGAGATCGGCTTTGCCGTAGCTGAGGATGGCTCACTAGTCTTTGAACCAGAGGAGAACTAAATGAAGGTATGCGTCCTTGACATTGAAGGTAACGGATTGGGTGAGCTTGTCCTTGACAGCAAGGGTAAGCCATATACAGAAGCGACTAGAGTTCTATGCGCCGCTACCAAGGTCAATGACGAAGACCCGATCCTTTGGCTAGAACATCAGATGAAAGATCTGATCAAGTACCTCAGTGAGATGCCCGTGATTATCGGACACAATATCTGGGGTTACGATTTTCCCGTAATGCGTAGACTGTACGGGATGGCGCGACCGAAGTGCATTGTTGATACGCTCGTTATCAGCAAGTTAATGTATCCAGACATTAACAATCACCCGCTAGGTGATAACTCTCTGGCTTCTTGGGGCAAGTATCTCAAGTTTCCCAAGATGGATTACACAGGTGGATGGGCGCAGTACTCAGAAGAGATGGGTACTTACTGCTTGCAGGATGCCAGACTAGGTATGGCAATCTACAATGCACAGAAGCCATTCATTACGAAGAACAAGGACTTGGTTCGCTTTGAGAGCCGAGTGTCCGAGATACTAATGGAGCAAGTAGAGCATGGATTTAATTACGACCGTGATGCAGGAGAGAAACTGTATCAAGACCTTATGCTGGAGAAGCTTGGTATTGAAGACGAGATGCGTCAGATCTTTCCTGACAAGCTTATTATTCGGCATTCGGAAAAGACAGGCAAGCGTCTGAAGGACAAGATTGAGACTTTCAATCCCGGTAGCCGACAACAGATTGCCTCCCGTCTTAACGAGAAGTATGGATGGGAGCCACCCCTGACCGACAAGGGTAATCCAAAGGTAGACGAAGCAGTGCTTGCTACTCTTGAGTATCCCGAGGCAAAGAAGCTGACTGAGTATTTCAACAATGTCAAGCTTATGGGTATGGTTGAGGATTGGAACACCAGAGCAAACACAAGCAGAGATCACCGCATTCACGGTGGCATCAATGCTCAGGGTGCTGCTACTGGTCGTTGCACACATAGCCAGCCAAACATTGCTCAGGTAAGTGGCGACCATCGTGCAAGAGAGCTGTGGATTGCAGACCCCGGAGATGTCGTTGTCGGTGCTGACTTGTCAGGTCTTGAGCTGCGTATGCTTGCTCACTTCATGGCTAAGTATGACAATGGTGAGTATGCCAAGGTTCTCCTTACCGGAGACATTCATACACACAATCAACAAGCTGCTGGTCTTGCGACTAGATCACTCGCTAAGTCATTCATCTACGCCTACCTCTATGGTGCAGGAGACAAGAAGATTGCTATGGTATGCGACTGCTCTGTTGATGCTGCTCGTAAGTTGCGTGAGCGTTTCCAGAAGGAAATCCCTGCACTTGCCAAGGTACAGGATGCCGTCAGGTTTGAGACTGTCAAGACAGGAAAGGTTCGTCTACCCGATGGCAGACAGGTTCCCGTCCGTAGCGAACACGCTGCCCTGAATACGCTCCTGCAAGGCTCAGGCGCGGTCGTATCGAAGTACTGGATGGCTGAGGCTAGCAAGGCTGCGGCTCAATACAGGGCAAGCCAGCTCGCCTACATCCACGATGAATTGCAATACTCTTGTCCTAAGTCTTGTGCCGATAGTTTCGGTAAGGCAGTCACACAGGCTGCAACGACTGCTGGAGAAATGCTTAGTCTTAACATTCGTATTGATGCCGAGTATCGTATCGGCAATAATTGGGCAGAAACCCATTAAGGAGTAACATGAGTTCACTTACTATGTATATTGCTGGTCCGATGCGGGGATACCCGAACCACAACTTTGATGCTTTTTATAAGGCAGAAAAGAAGTGGGTAAAGAACCCAATGATTGAGAAGATTTATAACCCAGCTCGTATGGATGAGGACGAAGGATTCGATCCATCAACAGCTGAAGATTCTAAAGAACACCTCCGTTCATGCATGAAGAGAGACTTGAATGCAATTCTAAACTGCAATGCTATGGTAATGTTACATGGATGGGAGCATTCAGAAGGAGCTAGAGTTGAGCATTCACTCGCAACATATTTAGGGATGCCAATTTTCTATGAGAGTTAATGCTAAAATCTGTTTCTATGCTTTCAAAAACCTACAAGGGTGGCGTTACCAAGCCGTTCGTTTACTATCTTTTAGCCGCCACACTCATGCTCATCTTGAGTTTGATACAAATCCAGCCGTTGCTTTAGTTGTAACAGATTGTGGTAAACTAAAAGTAATAAGACCAGAAATCTTAAAATCAAAAAGAGCCATAAAATACTATGAATATTCTGTAGGTCTTTTAGATTTTTCTGGGGATGATTTAATGTTTGCAAATAAATACCCCTCTCCCAATTCTTTTGTTATGATTTTTTACATGGTAATTGGAAGATTCTTTGGAATGAAAAAACCAGCTAGTTGTGTTACTTTTATTTGCGATTATCTAAAGTTCAAGGGGTTGGATGTTCCAACTTTATTTACACCAAAAGAATTATGGGAGGAACTTCATGCTACTAATAATGATCGGTGGAAAAGCCAGAGTGGGGAAGACTACTCTAGCCAAATGGCTAAGTGAGTATGCCTACAACGAAGGCTATACTCCTGTAATCCTACCCTTTGCTCAGGCACTCAAGGATGAAGCAGAGAAGCGTGGTTATTCCAAGGATAAAAATCCAGAAGAGTATCGCGCTTTCTGCCAGACCCTTGGATCTGAAGCCCGAAAGGAAGACGAGGATTTCTGGGTAAAGAAGTTCAAGGAAAAGATCAAGTTCATGTATGAGCAAGAGCAAAAGGCTTTGGCTGAAGAGCCTGATACTTGGCATGAAAAGGTAATCATTGTCGATGATTGCCGATATATGAATGAGGTAGCTACTGCCCGAGAGTTAAAAGCTCTTACGGTATTTGTATCTTCAGGTACAAGAGAGTTACCAGAAGAAAAAGCAGAATGGCGTGAGCATGAATCTGAAGCAATGGCTAATGCAATCGACGGTCAAGATAAGAACTACACTGAGGTTTTTGATTATGTTATTCGTAATGAATATTCAGAGCGTCAGTACAAGAACAAGGTCACTGAGAAGTTTGAGGAGTGGTTTCATATCTTATCAGAAGGATTAGTTGGCAACCTTTGCTCATGTGAAATGTGTATTGCCTCAAGAGAAGATCGTGATCCTGATGCCGAGAGAGTAGTTCAACATATACTGGATATTATCCTAGGAGAAAAGAACGATGGAAAGACCTGATGTTGCTGTGCTTGATGGAGATATCCTATGTTACCGTGCTGCTTTCTGGGCAGACCAAGAGGGTGTGGAATACCTAGAGGAAAGACTTGAGCATGATATCAAGGCTTGGACTCCAGCTGGTATGACCAAGACATACATTGCCATGTCTTGCAGCCGTAAGGATAATTACAGACGAGACTTCTGGGAATCCTATAAGGCTCACCGGGATGTCCGTAAGCAGACTCCAGATAGCATGGACTATGCTCTGGAGCTAATCCATCAGCACGACATTCTGACAGTTCCCCGGCTAGAGGCAGACGATATCATGGGTATCATGGCTTCTTCCGGTAAGGGGATTGCTGTCACCATCGACAAGGATCTTAGATCTGTACCCGGTTGGCACTGGAATCCAGACAAGGAACATACACCAGATATTGTGGATGAGTATACCGCAGACCTGAATTTCCACAAGCAGTGGATTACCGGGGATACCACAGATAACATCCCCGGTATTTGG